CACGCCCGCTTCCCGCGCCAGCGCCAGAGCGTCGGCCAGGTCCATCTCCGGACCCGTCATCCCGCCTCTCACGCTGGCCATGCCGGCCGCCCACACCGCCGCGCCCTCGGCGCTCTCGGGCGCGTGGGCGGCGTAGGGGCAGGACAGGCCGCAGTCGCGCTCCAGCGCCGCGCAGCCGCGGCAGTAGTCCGGCCCGCTGCCCGCGTGCCACGCCGCGCGGCGCCTCAGGCGTTTCCCTCCGCCGCCACCTTCCGCATCGGGATCAGCGCCTTGTCGAAGAAGGCGGACGCCATCTCGTCGAGGTCCATCAGGCGCTCCACCGCCTCGGGCGAGAGGGGCAGCGGCGTGCCGGTTGCATCGCCCACGCCGTCCCAGGCGGTGACGGCATGCCGCGCCAGCGCCTTCACCAGGAAGGCGAAGGCGAGCCCGCGCGCGAGGTCCGGGTCCATCTTCGCGTCCGCCTCGCGCAGCGCGGCCATGCAACGCTGCGCCGCCGCCTGCGCCGCCGCGACGACGGCCGTGGTGACGGGGCGGATTTCCACCCGCACGCCGCGCGGCAGGTCGATCCAGTAGGGTTCGGTCGGGATGTCGAGGGCGAGCATGGAAACCTTGTCCTCCATGGGTTATGTATCTTGCGGAAGTCAGGAAACCCCCGATGACCGAACCCATGCTCAAGGTCCCGGCGGCCGAGGCGCAGCGGAACTTCGGCCTGTACCAGGACAAGGCCCTCACTCAGCCCGTGGCCATCACGCGCAACGGGCGTCCGCGCACCGTGTTGATCTCGATCGAGGAATACGAGCGCCTCAAGCGCCGCGACCGGCAGGTGGTGCGGACCGAGGACGCCTCACAGGAGGTCGTGGACGCCATCCTCGCGGCACGCCCGCCAGAGGAGAACAAGCGCTTCGATCATGAGGTCTGACGCGCCGGCGCTGCCGGCGGTCGGCGATGTGATCCGCTACGCCTATCTGTGGAGCCACGAGCACGCTGCGGGACGGGAGGAGGCGTCGAAGGACCGTCCCTGCGCGGTGGTGGCGCTGTTGCGCCGCGCTGAAGGGCAGGACGAGGTGGTCGTCCTGCCGATCACCTCGACGCCCCCGGAGGAGCCCGGTGCGGGAGTGGAGATACCCGCCGGCACCCGCGCGCGGCTCGGCCTGCAGCGAGAGCCATGCTGGGTGGTGGTCACCGAGTACAACCTCTTTGTCTGGCCGGGGCCCGATCTCCGGCCGACCGAGGGCGGGACGGGGCCCTTCACCCATGGCCCGCTGCCGGCTCGTGTGATGGCGGAGATCCGTGAGGCCTTTGCCGCATGGCGCCAGAAGCGCCGCACCACGGCGGTCCGGCGGACCGAATAGCCATCAGGCATACAGGCTCCCCGCCTCGCCGTTGCGCAGAACCGCCGTCATCATGCGCGTGGCCGTGCTGTCATAGGCCGCGCGGAAGTCGAAGGTCGCCTCCACACCACCCGGGCCTTCCACCGGCGTCTTGGCGACCGAGAGATAGACCTGGTGCAGCGTGATGGTCAGGCGGCGGTCGGCATTGATCCGGTATTCGAACTCGAATTCGGCCGCGGTGTTGTTCGCCGCCTGCGTCAGCAGCACCGTATCGGCGAAGCGCGCGGTGATCTGCCCGGTGGCGAGCGAGATGCCGGGGTCCACGCCTTCCACCTTGCGGTCGGCGCGGATGGTGCGGACCATTTCCATCCCGTTCTGGAAGGACACGCGCGCCGCCGTCACCTGGCCGAGCGGCGTGGTGTTCCGCCTGATCTCGCCCTGCGGCTTCTGGAACAGGGTGAGGGTGGAACTGGTCGGCGTGCCGGCGCTGCTGGTCGCGCTACGCGTCGAGCCCTGGCCCATCAGCGTCACCGTCGCGATGGCAGGGCCGGTCGGCGAGAAGTCGATCTCCAGCGTGTCGGCCCGCACGCCGGCGCAGACATCGTAGGACGGCACGTCCGGATAGGCGATCTCGACGCTGTTGGAGGGCAGCGGCGTCGCGCCGGAGACGAAGGTATGCACGAAGTTCGGGCTGGTGCCCGTGGTGGTCGGCGCGCCGAGCAGCAGGCGCAGCCAGTGGCCGAAATGGATCAGGTCCACCGGCACCACGGCGCGGCCGGCGACCGTCACCGTGTCGAGGAACGGCGTCGCCGCGTCGCGGTTGCCACCGAGCCCGATCACGTTGTTGTCGATCAGCGGCTGTTCCTCGCCGAGGTCCACCGACAGGAACGGCATGCGCAGCCAGTTGCCACCGGGCGGCGTGCCGTAGGTGGCTTCCTTCTGCATGTGGATGCGGCAATTCGCGCCGATGGCACGGGCCATTGCGGTGTCTCCTCTGGCCTAGGGGCAGGGGTCAGGCGAGCGGCGTGTCTGCCGCGGTGAAGTAGAGCGTGACGGGAACCAGGGCCGCGCGGGCGGCGGCGGCGCCTTCGAACTCGACATCCTCGAAGGACGCGGCCTCGGGCTGCGCCCATTCCACCGCGCCGGAGAGGGTGCGGTGCGCGACGATGGCTGCGCTGATGTCGGTCAGGATGTCGTCCAGCAGCGCCGCGCGGGCGGCAGCCGTCGCGCCGGGCGCGATGACTTCCACCTCCGCGCGGTGCTCGACGGCCCAGGCGAGCGGCGAGAGGATCGGCGTCTGTTCCACCGTCTCGCCGTCGCGCAGCACCACCAGGCCGCCGGCCGGGATGCGCTGCGGCACGGTCTCGTTGCGCCGCACGGCAGGCGGCGGTGTGCGGGTGCCGAGCGCCGTCGAGAGGCGCGCGAACAGCGCGGCGACGGCGGCTTCGCGGGCGCTCATGAGGCCCTCCTTGCCTGGTCGTTCCACGCCTCGACGAAGCGCCCGGGCAGCCGGCGCGAGGCGGCGCGCTGCACGGCCGCGACATCCAGGCGCTTCGACAGCGTGACTTGCGGCAGCAGCAGGAACATCGGCACGAAGCCCTGTTTCAGCAGCGCCGCCTGCCAGCCGCGCGCGCCCTTGCGGCGGGCCGTGGCGACGGCGGCGAGACCTCCCGCGATCAACGCGGGGCGGCGGCCGGCCTCCGCGGGCGCCTGCTGCACCGGCAGGCACCACACGAAGCCGCGGCCATTCTTGAAGGGGCGGAGGAAGGCCTGCTTCGAGGCCACCATCTGCGCCGGCGTCACGCGCAGCCCCTTCTCGCCGCGCCCACGCCGGCCGCGCGCAGCGTTGAAGCCGGTCGGGATGGCGAGGAACTTCCCGCCACCCTTGGGCCGGATGGTCGCGCCGCGATCGAAGGCGTCCACGATCGTCGGCACCTTGGTGAACACCAGCCCCGCCGGCCGCAGCGACTGGCCGGAGGACGGGAACACCCGCGAGCGCCAGGCATTGGCGATGCCGAGGCTCTTCGCGCCGAAGGCGCTGCGCACCTGGGCGCGCAGCTCCTGCTTCGCCGCCTCCGTCTCCGCGCGGATGGCCGCCATGGCGGCGCGCTTGCCGGCCTCGGCCTCGGCGTGAAGGATGCGGCGGAGGTCGCCCGCGAGGACCGCCCCGAGCATCACGGCCTGTCCTTGCCGGGCGGCAGGCCGGCGCGGTGGCGCAGGACGGCGATGGCAAGATCGTGCAGCGCGGCCTGGCCGAGATAGCCGAACACGAACGCAAACAGGAACCGACCGTACTCGTTGACCTCGAGGAAGCCCGCCAGCGCATAGCCGGCGCTGCCGACCAGCGCCGCCGAGGGGAGTTCCCAGGCGAGGCACCAGTGGAAGCGCCGGCGCTCGGGGTTGTTCCAGCGCAGGAAGCCGCCGGCAAGGCCGGCCGCGGCACCGGCCGCGAGTTCGAGCGCGGTCGCCCAGAGGTTGGGGTTGTTCTGCGGCACGGCGCGCTCCTAGCGCTGGCAGAGTACGCGCCAGACGGTGCCGCTGGCGTCGCGCTCGGCATGGGTGACGGTGAGCAGCTCGGCGCCTATGGCGAAGGTGTCGCCCGAGGCGAGCGAGGGCAGGGCAGCGATGGCGACGGAGAGGATGTCGGTGACCGAGAGAAGCTCGGTCCCGAAGCCGCTGGCGAGCCTGTCGGGCGAGGAGCGCAGCAGCCGGACCGGCTCCGGAGGGCCGGTGCCGCCCGCACGGTGCATCGCCTCGGTGCCAAGGTTCGCATCGGCGACCAGCGCCGCCATGGCGTCGGCGAAGACGTTCATGCGCCCGAGGCCGGCACGCGGGCGAGCATGACGCGCACCGTGGCGTCGGAGGCACCGGCGGCGGCGGTGGCGAGGCCGACCTGGAAGTTGCCGGTGGCGGTGGTGGTCAGGCGGCGGTTCGTGTTGTCCCAGAACAGCCGTGCCCCCTGGCTGATGGCAAGCGCCGGCTCCTTGGGCAGTTCGAACTCGCCGCGGGTCTCGCATTCGACGAGCGCGTTCTGCGCGGCGTCGGCCGCAGCCACGCCGAAGAAGGCGCCGACCAGCATGCCCTGGCCGGAGAGGATGCCGCCTGCGTAGGGCACCGGCATCGGGATGGAACGGGCGTCGGGACGGAGGCAGTTGCGCATGGGTGGGTCTCCTTTGAGGCGTGCAATGGCAAGGGGAACGAAGGCCGCGGTTGCGGCGACCAGGCTCTCGTGTGTACACTTAGCGTGATCACGGAGGGTCGGATGCCCGACGAGGCGAAGGTCAGCGTGCGCGATCTCCGCGGCAGGCTGGCGGAGCATCTCCGGCGCGTGCGGCGCGGGCAGACTGTGGTGGTGACGTCGAATGGCGAGCCGGTGGCGCGCCTCGTCCCGGTCGAGCGCCCGGCCGCCGCATCGCGGCCCTTCGGCTTCATGAAGGGCCGGATCCGCGTGGCACCCGACTTCGAGGAGACGCCGCCGGACATCCTGGCCGCGATGGAGGCTGATCCCTTCCCGCCGTCTCCGCGTGGCCGAGCGGCGTGAGGCTGCTGCTCGACACCCATGTGCTGCTGTGGTTCGCCGCCGGTGACGATCAGCTCGGGCGGAAGGCCCGTGCGGCGATCGCCGATCCCGCCAACACGGTGCTGGTCAGCGTCGTCTCCCTGTGGGAGGCGGCGATCAAGGTGCGGATCGGCAAGCTGGACGTCGACGTGTCCGCGCTGATCCGGGAGAGCGTGCGGGCCGGGTTCGATCTGCTGGACTTGACGGCCGGGCATGTCGAACGGCTGCTGGCGCTGCCGGTCTCCGACCGCCATCGCGACCCGTTCGATCACCTGCTGCTCGCGCAGGCCGCCGCCGAGGGGGCGACCTTCGTGACCGATGACGGGCACGCAAGGCGCTATGGCGTGCCCATCCTCCGGTCGCGGTGATCAGGTGCCCGGGTTGAACCACGCCCCGCGCCAGTCGATGGCACCGACGCCGAAATCGAAGATCACGCTGACCTCGACGCCGTCCGCGCCCGGCACCGGGCCGGTCGTCACCTGCGGCCCCTCGGCGCCGTTCAGATAGCCGTAGACGTAGACCGGCGTGGTCGGCGGCTCGGCGAACAGGTACCAGCGGTTCGCCGGGATCAGCGGCTCGACCACCGGCTGCAGCAGCCCGACATAGGGGTTGACGTTGCCGGAACTGGCGGGCGTGATCGCCGCGGTCAGCTTGAGGGCGGCGAGTTCCAGCGCCGGGCCGACCAGGATCCGCATGCTGCGGCCAAGGGCGATCGGCAGCCCGTCGAGCGAACGCTGCTTCATGATGGCTTCGCGGCCCTTGCCGATGTTGGTCTCGTCGAGGGCGGTGCCTGCCGTCGCCTTGTTGGCGCGGGCGGTGTTGGTCGAGAACACCGGCAGGTTGCCGGTCGAGAGGGTGGGGCCGTCGCCGTTCGCGCTGTTGAGCAGCGCATAGGCGGTAGCGTTCTCGAAATCGGCGACGCGCCGGCCGATGGCGGCGGCGAAGTCGGTGAAGGCGCCGAGGTCGTCGTTGACCAGCATCTGGCGGGTCACGCGGATGCGCCGGGCGAAGGTCTGCAGCAGGACGATCTCCTGGCTTTCCGACATGGTGCCGACCTGGATCTCGCCGTTCTCGGCGAGCGGCTGCAGGGTCGGGAAGTCGCCGATGCGGAGATGCCGGTGCGGCTTGAAGTCGCGGAAGTCGCGCCGGAGGAAGATCTGGCGGTACGAGGGCGCGGCCGGCTGGTAGGCGGCGAGCAGCATCTTGTTGGCCGCGGCCGACAGCAGCAGCGGGAAGTCGCTGGTCGTGTGCAGGGCGCGCTCGGCGAGGCGGACCGGGTCGCGGGGCACCTGGCGCTCGCCGCCGAGCAGCAGGAGCTCTCGGAGCATGTCGGAGGGGCGCCAGCCGAGGAACTCGGCGTGGCGACCGTTGCCCTTTGGCTGGTAGCCGGGCATGGCGCGGACGGCGATGGCCTCGGCCATGGCGTCGCGCATGGCGGCGGGGTCGTCGTGACCGGCCCCGGCCTCGGGGCGTGCCGGGATGGAGGGGCGCGGGCCCTGACTCACTAGCAGGTCGAAGAGGGCGCGGCGGGTGGCGTCGCCGGTCCAGCCCTGCGCGATCGCCTCGGCGCGGACGGCCGCGATCCTGTCGGCCGGCAGCAGGGCGCGGGCGGCGTCCACCGCGGCGTCGATGCCGGCGATGCGCTCGCGCTCGGCGCGGCTGGCTTCGGCGCGGATGGCGTCGGGGTCGGGCGGCGATGCCGGCGGAGGGGCTGCCGCCGGGGCGGCGCGCGTGGGTTCGGGCATGGTGGTCACGGCGGTCTCCTGGGACGGGGTGGTCGGCACCGGCGTGGCGGCCGGCTCGGCCTGCGGGGCCGGCGTCGTTTCGGGCATCGGGGGTTCCTCGTCAGGCAGGGCGGGTTCGACAGCGAAAGCGGGCGCGCCCTGCGGCGCCTCGCCACGCACGAATGCGTCGCGGTCCACCGGGATCGGCACGACGGAGATCTCGAAGGGCTCCCAGTCCACCGCGCGGTGGATGGTCTCGCCGGAGGCGGGGTCGGGCCGCTGCTCGTAGCGATGCACGCGGTAGCCGACGCTCACGGCACGCAGCGTGCCATCGGCGATGCGCTGCCAGACCGGCTCGACGTCGGCGGCGGCGGAGAACTGCAGCGTGGCGACCCCACGTCCGCGCTCGAGGCGGGCGGCCGTGACGCGCCCCAGCACGTCGCGGGCGCCGCCACGCCGATGGGTGTCGAGCACCGGGGCGCGGCCG